CAGTCCCGCGTGGTCGGGGTCGGCCAAGGTGTGGCCACGGACACCGGCCCAGTAGAGACGTTGCCGAATGTGCGGGGCGCCGAAGCCCGCAGCGCAGGTATCGACCGCCCCTGCGGCGTAGCCCGCCGCTTCCAGGTCAGCGCATACATGGTCGAGCCATGCGAGGCCGAGCGGTGCCGCAACCTGCTCTCCAAGAACGACGTCAGGGCCACACTCGCGGATGAGGCGGGCGAAGACGGGCCACAGGTGTCGGCTGTCGTCGAAGCCCGCGCCCTTCCCCGCCGCACTGAACGGCTGGCAGGGGCAGCTTCCGGTCCAGACGGGTCGGTCATCGGCCCATCCGGCAAGTCGAAGGGCAAGCGACCATCCTCCGATGCCGGCGAAGAAATGGCATTGCGCGTAGCCGCGCAGGTCGTCGGGTTGGACATCCTCAATGCTCCGGGTGTCGACGTCGCCGGGCGCGATGTGTCCCGCGGCGATCAGGTTTCTCAGCCATTGGGCGGCAAACGGGTCGATCTCGTTGTAGTAGGCGGCCATCACCCCCGCCCTCCATCGACCCACGTCTCGCCTGTGCGCAGTTCGTAGCGGACCCACTCGCCGCCCTCGTCCGCATCCACCTGCTCGCCGGGGATCAGGTCGGGGTTGAACAGGTGTCGCTCGCAGCCCGCACGCTGCTCGTCCTCGGTCAGGTCGCGGCCCCAGCGGGCGCACGACCAGCGGGCGTCGCCATCCAGGTGCGCGGACACATGCAGGCAGGTGCGGCAAGAGCGACTTGGCATGGCGCCTTCGGTCTTCGCGCAGCCGTAGCCCGCCTTGATGAGGTACGGGGCGCACCCGCACGCCGGGCGCCGGTCGGCGCTCACGATCCGCTCGGCGCGGGTCATGAGCCGGGCGTACTCAAGCGGATCGAACTCGACGCGCTCGACGTACACGGCGTCGTCGTTCTTGTTCACGGCGACATACAGCGCCCGCGCATTCCCGCGCTGGCCCATGTACACCTGCATCTGCGCGTGATGCAGGGGCTTGGCCTCGCGCACCTTCTTGCGCAGCAGGTCCTTGAAGCTCTTGTCGTTGTGCGACTTGAACTCGACGACGTGCATGGTCTTCGGCGCCTCGGGCAGATCCAGAGCCTCACCGTCCGTGCGGCCTGACGCATGTCCGCCGGCGAACACGACGCGAAACTGCTCGCCGGTCGCGGGATCCACCGGGCGGAAGTCGACGCCGGCATCCAGCAGGCGCTGGCCCAGCCTCTGCTCCCACACCTCGCCCGTCTCAAAGATCGACAGCTTCTGGCCATCGAACTCCTCGGGCGGGAAGGCCCAGCGAAAGGCATCCCATTGCGCGCGCTCGCAGTCGTCGAGCTTGGACGCGGACAGGCGCGGGTGCAGGTCGCGACGCTGCTTGGCTTCGAGCGCGGCGTAGATCAGCCGTGCGGTCGGCGGGGTGGTGACGGGCAGCTCAGGCATCGTATGCCTCCAGCGGTCGCCACGCGTCGCCGATCTCCTCCTTGCAGCCCTGGCAATGCGACTGGTGGGCGTCGTCAAAGTAGGTGTCGAGTTCATCGACCATCACGCCGCATCGGGCGCAGGCGTAGCGGTCGGGCGTGTCGTAGGGGTTGGTCGGCATCACGCCACATCCCCGCTGTACGCCCGGTCCAGCAGTCGCTGGGCCTGGAGGATATCAAGGCGGGCGGCGACGTCGAAGCCGTCGCGGTACTCGGTGATCGCGCGGTCGATCAGCGCCTTGGCTGACTCAAGCGCGGTGATTTCGGGACGAGTTTTGCCGTCCATCGTCAGGTGCTCCTGCGATGCTCTGTCAGAGCGGGTTGTGGGGAGTGGCCGGGCGCCGAAACGCCCGGCTCAGGTCAGCGCTTGAGGCGCTTGCGCGTGGCGAACTCGATGGCCGTGAACAGGACGATCGAGACGAACAGGCCGATGAAGCCGCCGATCACGGCGAAGGCGGCGCACAGGGCGACGTTGATGGCCTCGATCATTCGCCCACCTCACGCTTGCCCGCCCACACGCCGTCCTCGACCTGGACATCACGGAAGACCACAGGGGCCTCGCCGCGTTCAGCCGTGCCGATGAGCGCATAGACGCTGTGAGGCTTGCCGTGATCGGACGTGAACCGCTTGGCCACGGTGATCGCTTCGTGCCGGGTGTAGGTCTTACGACCCACACCCTCCATCACGAGATAACGCTTGGGTTCGGTCACCATGACGCCCGCCGCTTTCCGATCGTGGTTTCAAACCACACGCTGGGCAGGCGGTCGGGCTCTCTCCACTGAACCGGCGGCGGCTCCTGCGCAGGGCACAGGACCTCGCCGACCGCCTGCAGGACGACGAACTTCTTGCCTCGGTAGAGGCGAGACAGGCGAGCGGCTTCCGCTCGCGCCGCCTCAAGCGACTGATGCTTCACGCTCGGCCGACCTTCGCCGAGCACCATCCAGTAACGCTGCATCACCGCGCCCCCCAGGGAGTCTTCGCCGCCCCTGACGCCGCCGGGGCCGAGCCACCGGCGGCGGACCGAACGCCGAGCGGACGCGCGGACTTCACCTCGTTGCGCTGCTCGTACCCCTCCTCCTTCTTGGAGATGCCGACCCGGACTTCGACGGGCTTGAAGGCGAGGTCTTCGGTCGACTTGACCTGAGAGACGCCCATAGCGCGGCCGAGCGTGCGCAGCATCCGCTCGCCAATCTCGGAGGCCTTCGGGTTGGAGTGGTGCGCCCATTCCTTCTGCCACACCTTGCGGCGGGAATGCGGGCCGTCGAGGATTTCCCAGGTGAAGCGCGCCTGCAGGCCATTGCCCACGTTTTGCAGGTCATGCTCGACGATCTGAGCCATGTACCAGCCGCTGGGGATCAGGTCGAAATCGCGATCGATGACTTCGCCGGATGTCGTGTCGATGTTCAACATAGTCTCAGCCCTCCTTCGGCTGGGGGAAGTACTGGGCCAGGGCCTTGAAGCCTTCGCCGCGGATGTAGGGGATGCGCTCGGGCATGCCGTAGCGGTTGCCGGCGGTGTAGGCGGGCTTGCCTTCGCAGTAGATCCACCTCTGGGCGCCGCCGTCCGCACGAACGCGGGAGTCCGTGCGCTTCGGGTCGTTGGTCTTGATCGTCACGTCCTTCTTGACCAACAGGATCGCGTCGACCTCGCGCTTCAGCAGCGCCTCGGCCCGCTTGTGCAGGTCGATGTCGTACCGGCTGTAGGACTGGGTTTCGGGGTCATCGAACCGGCCGATGATCGCGTGCCCGACGAGAACCACCGCCATGCGCCGCTCGTTGCGCAGGTAGTTCAGGCCGTCCAGCACTTCGAGCCACAGGTTGTCGGCTTCGATGTAGCCCTTGCCGTAGCCGCCGCCCGCCAGTTCGATCGACTTGACGTTGCTGTCGCGGCAGACCTTCTCCCACACCAGCTTTTGCAGGGCCGAAACGGAGTCCAGCACGACAGTCTGGAAGCCGTGATCCTCAGCGGCCAGCGCGCGGATAGCGTCGATCACCTGCTCGAACGTGGTCAGGTGCGTTTCGCCCTCGGGCGCCAGCGCGTCCAGTTCCAGATCGCCGCTCTCGCCGCGTTCGGTCTGCAGGAACACCGGCGCCGGGAACTCGCTGGCCAGCGTGGTCTTGCCCATCTTCTCGGGGCCGTAAATCAGGATCCGCGGCGGCTGATCGGCGCGGACCTTTCTCAAAGAGGCGAGGGAAATCGCCATGCTCATTCTTCTCCGTGCAGCGCGTCGAGGAACCACCCGCCGGTCGCGCCGTCAGCGGTCGGGTGAAACACGGCCGTCACCTCGGCGACGGGCATGATGGCGATGCGGGCGCGCGGGGTGCGGCCCCTGCCGCGGGGCGCCCATGAGATAGCCAGGCCGGTGACGTACCTGTCGTCGTCGATCACACCGTGCGCACGATCCTCGCGCTTCAGGCCGGGCTGAACGAGCAAGTCGAGCAGCGCCTTGATCCGGTTATCAATGTCGCTGGCCTCGCTCTCGCGCTCGCAGGCAATGGTGATGAGCACGCGGCCGGGCACGCGCGCCGGCTTCTGCAGCTTCAGCTCGACCGCCGCCTCAAGGGTCCAGTTCTTGTAGTCGCGCGTCTTGGCGCGCCCCCTGCCCGGCAGCGTCTTGAACAGGTTGTTCACGCTGGGCGGCATGGGCAGCGTCAGGGTGGTGCAGGGGAGCGCCGAGACGCCCCCCTGCTGGCGCATCCCGAGAGCGATATCGCACCCGGAATCCTGGTTGACCGTGGCGACCATCATCCGCGCTCCGAGGCGAGGAGTTGGTCGAGCACGAACTTGTTCAGGACTTTGATTTCATCCTGGGTCGCACAAGCAATAGGGCCGATGAGCGCCCCGGTTTGCGCGTGGAGTCGCAGCGCAACGTCCAGCCGAACCCTTCGCCTTCCGAGCCGCATCATTGTCGCGTAGGGCCGGCTGCAGCCAAGCGCCTCGGCTATCTTGTCGTCTGACATGCCGCCAAGGCGCTTGTAATCTCGCGCCGGCTCCAAATACGGCGAGGCGTTGGCACTCACGTATTCAGCAATAGTTCCGTCGTCCCTGAACCACTCACGCACCACGCGCAGGTGGGAGAACTTTCCATGAAAAGCCTTTTCCACCTCCGACCCGCCCGGAATGGTCCCGAGAACAAGCAGGCTACCCGGCGTCGCCGTCCTCAGTGCCGACAAGCGCGCGGCCATGTCTGACGTTTGGCCGATTTTAATCAGCCCGCTGGCCTCATCGCGAAGGAAGTAAACGACGGGACCGCTCATCGTTGAGCCCCCCGAAAGAAGTCGGCCCACGAAATGGCGTGAGCGGAGCCCGCAGTCGCTGCGATCAGAACGTGCTTGGCTTCATCGCGAATGCTGCGACCACTCTTGAGGGCATTTCGCCACCTGTAGATGGTGGCGAGATCCTTGCCGGCCGCATGGGCTAGCGCCTTCAAGCCAAAGCCCTGCATTTT